GTAGCACAGGGGGTTCTTGGACCATCAGTACCAGCAGTGATGCTTCCGGGGTCACTATAAATTCAGCAGCAAGTGGCGTAACCATAGACGCAAGCTCCTCAGGTATTACAATAGATGGCCATGCGCTAACTCTCATGGAAGCCCCTAACCACAATCATGGAGGGGGCGACCACTCACATAGAGTTCGTACTGACAATGATCCCACCGCCTCGAGCGATACCCTGCAGGAAGGTGCCAGCGGTACGCTAAAAAGTGGTTTTGTGGAATCCTCCGGAACCATCCTCCTTAACGAGGGCGGCGGCAATCCCCACAGCCACGGTACATCTAACGACTCACATAGCCATAGCACTTCCAATGATTCGCACAGCCATGGAACCTCCAATGATTCTCACAACCATACTATCTCCGGTTGGCGGCCTCAGTACGTCAAAGTCATAACCTGCACGAAGGATTAGCCATGTTTAACTGCATTTTTGAGGACTGCCCTAAGAATAGTGAGAAGTGCCATCTTTGGTGGGAATTTCCTACGGAGGACGAACAGGGGAACTCTATTGGGATCAAAAAAGGCTGCGCTCTTTCACAGCAGATTGGCTTTGAACTTATAAAAGTAGCAGTCCGAGCCGCCCACGGAGCACATGAGCAAAGTTCAAAGGCAATGAATGAAGCAGCAAAGACCAACGATAACCTCCTTAATGGAATGGCTCAAGTCGGCACGATAATCTTAGATCGCTTAGAAAAAGGACTCCCTGATGGTAGACATAGTTCGGACACAGCCGCGCTTCACAGTAAAGAAGAGTAAGTTCGATAACCCTCGAACTTTTAATGAGATACAGCAGTTAGTCTATGAGCTAACTAAGATGCGGCAGGAGTTCGCTGATGCTATTCTTGACATTGGAGATATTTTAGCCGTAACAAAGAGTGCTCTAAGTTCTAACCCCGATGATCCAGATGCTAATAACTGCGTAATATGGCAAAGCGATGGAACTGGAAGTGGGGATGATGGGGACTTAATGGTTAAGATAACAGATAGCAATGGAACTACTAAGACGGGGACACTTATAGATTTTAGCTCCTTGTAGGTGTTACTATGCCAGACACTAACTTTACTTATAAGACTGTATCAGGCTTAAGTGGAGGCTTGGACACCTCAAGTCCCGGCGATGAATTAGCTGATGAGTTCTCTCCAAACCTAAGGAATGTATTCATCGACAAGGGGGTGTTGAAGTCTGACTCTGGCTATATAGAGTTTGGAGACCCGGTTGAGGGTTATCCTCAGTTGGCTGTACAGCTCTTCTATAAAGATGGAACTAATGATCTAATCCTAGTCACCACTGAACGCTGCTATAAGTGGAATAACGCTGAGTGGCAATTTGTCGCAGGGAGTGTGTCTACTGCCCTGGCCTCGGATGCGACTGGCACCGGAGGTTCTGTCTTTTGGGATACAGGGGGCTCTACTTTCACAGATACTGGGGGGTCTACCTTCACAGATACAGCGAACTATGACATAGAGGTTGCGGACGCGACTGGGTTTAATGTTGGAGATTACATTGTTATTACACTAGACAATGGAGGCCAACACTACACCCAAATCGCAGCCATAGATGGAATAACTATCACCCTCCAGGAACCCCTTCCCAGCTCAGCCTCCGCTGGAAATGCCGTGTCCGTCCCTGCTGTGTTGGATGGGAACCTAACCAATCAAGTCAACTTCGCGCAATGGACTGCTGGCGATAAGTTGATAATTACGAATAATAGAGATAATATAAAGCAGTTCGATGGCTCATCCCTTACAGATTTGTCCAATCTGCCCTCTGGAGGGAACTGCCAAGCTGGGAACGTGGCAGTCTATAACAACTATCTCCTTTTGATAAACACCACAGAAGGCGGAACCGCCTACCCACAGCGCGTCCGATGGTGCGACACCGGAGACATAACTGATTGGACGAATGGAAATGCCAGCTATGAAGACCTCTGGGATGATGAGGACTTCCTTTTGTTGGGTATTGCACTCGGCCCCTACATCTACCTCTATAGAGAACGCTCTATATATCGCGGAGCCTACATAGGCTCCTCAGAGAGAATCTTCGACTTCGAGAGGATGGTCTCCGGCGAAGGGGCCATAAGCTCCCAAGCAGTGGCAGATGTTGGAGACTATCATATATTTTGGGGCAATGCTAATGTTTACCGCTATGAGGGTGATTTTAGTATTGAACCGATCGCAGATAGAATCTATTATGAGATATTCGGCACGGATGGGATCGCAAATCCTGAATACTCTGAACGAACCTTTGGCCTTTACGTTGAGGAGTTGGATGAGATTTGGTTCTTCTTTGTAGCTACAGGGAGTGAGACTCCGAATAGATTGCTTCGCTACAGCATTGTTTCTGGAGGGCTATTCCTCAGAGAGTTCGCCCACTCCATGCTTGGTTATGGATTCTACCTCACAACGAACGCTAAAACATGGAATACCCTCACAGGGACTTGGTTGCAACAGAACTGGTCGTGGAATTCTAAAAGAATAACTAGCTCCTCGCCTGTTACCCTCCTTGGGGGCTATAATCCAAAGCAAGTCTATAGCTACAACTACACCGCCCAAAAAGACGATGAGACAGATATAGCTTGGTACTACGACACAAAAGATTTCACCTCACCCTCTGAAAAGCTACGCTTTGACCTCTTAGAGTTTGAGGCTAAAGGAGGAACCACTAGAGTCCTCTACAGCTTAGACGCAGGCCGAACCTATAAACAATTAGTTAGCAAGGTAATGGGAGCCTCCTACACAAAGCATCGCATTTGGAGCCAGTTTGTCACAGATCAAGTGCGATTCCGCTTTGAGGGGGATGCTACTGGATTTGCCTTGAAACGTCTGAAAATGAAATTCAGAGAGGAGAGTTTTTGGTAATGGGATTCTTTGATACTATCACCGGAGGATTGTTTGGGGATGAGCCTGAGGTTAAAACTGGAACTCAGGATGTGTGGACTAGATGGCAAAAGGATATTGGAAAACGATTAGGGAAGGAGCTAAAAGGAGGGCCGAGGCAACAAAGCTATCCGGGAGAGCTTCCCGGGGCTGCTCCACTTACTGACCTTGAACAGCAATCCCTGGCGGGGTTGGAGGCAATCTTTGGAGGGGATACTATACTGAGCGCGCAGCAGGCTGGGCTAGAACAAATGATGGACATAGACGAACGGTCAAAAGATATAGATGAGCATTATGATGAAGACCTTTTGTCTACCCAGGCCGGCCAACTCACCCAAATGATGGACCCTGCTGCCAGGCGGGCATCGTTAGATAGATACTTTGATACTGCTGCCCTTGGCGGGCAGCAGGACGTACTGCGGGATATAATGGGGGGTGTGGACCGTACACAGGAAATGGAAGACTACTTCCGCTCAGCCGTAGCGGAGCCGCTCTACGAAGAGTATGAAGAAGAGATCATGCCGGCTATACGAAGGGAATATGCTCCTAGTGGTTTCTACTCCGGGCAACGTTTGAAGGCTGAGGAGGAGGCCAGGGAAGACCTCACAGATGCGCTCACAAGGAGTAGGGCCGAATTGGCATATAGAGACAGACAGCAGGGGATACAAGACGCTCTGACAGCGGCGGGTATGTTGCCGGAGAGTTTACGAACGGGATTGGAAGGCTACGCTACACAAGGCCAGTTGGGGCTGGAGGCGGCGGGAATGGTTCCTAGTAACCTAAGAACCGGACTGCAAAGGTATCAAACTGAAATAGATCCTGTATTACAGGCGCTCGGGCTTGCCCCGCAGAGCTTTGAGACTGAGGTGAGTGGGCTTACTTCTGCTCTGGAAGCGGGGGCGATCCCCAGGCGCAGGGAAGAGACACAAATCGGAGCAGAGTACGAAGAGTGGCTTCGGACTCAGCAAAGTGAATATGACCAATGGATCAACCAGCTTATGCAAGCACTACAGTTGAGGGGTAAGGAAGGCTATGCAACTGGGGTGCCGGGCAGGACAGGCTTAGTACAGGATGCTCTTGGAATGGCCGGAGGTATCGCCGGCGGAAACTATCTAAGTGATCTTTTCGGTTGATAGGAGGACAAAATGCCCCTTAATGTATCTTGGGCTCCTAGACGGGAGCGTACCTTGGACCCTGAGATGTTCGCCCTTGGGGCGGAGATCGCACAGGCTAGGCGGCAGAGGCAACATGAAATAGAACAGGCAAGGAAGGAGAGGCAAGCTGCTTTAGATCAGATATTGATGAAGCATCAAGCTAAGATGGAACAGGAAGAGCTTGGGGCGCGGCTCGAAGAGGACGTGGCGAGGACTAAGGCCCTATACAATGAGGGCCGGGCACAGTTCTACGCAGGAAAGTCTGCTGAGGCGAGGCAGGCTGGTAGGCATGAGAAAGCGGCTGAGTTTGATAAGATGGCTAATAAGTATATGGATGAAGCTATCAAAGCTGCTGAGAAGAAGTCTCAGGCTGAAGCCAAGGGCGAAGCCGTCGGAACCCAAACTGGACAGGTCCAGGCTGAAGAGAAAGTTGGTCCCTCATACAGCCAGCGCACTGCTAGGATGAGGGCGAAGACTCCCTTGGTGAGGATACAGCAGGGGCAGGGAATTGACAAGGCTAAACTGCTTCGGGACCAGCAGAATGATCTCAGAGATGCCTATGTCCACTCTATGAAAATGCTCAACGCAGGTGAGGATGAGGAGGCTATACGGCAGAATCTCAAGACCCAAGTTGATGCTCTAAACGAGCAGAATAAGGCTGCGGGCATAGATGTTCGTTGGAAGTTGATTCCGCCTGAGGAAGCGAAGGGCATTATGGGGCAGATTAAAAACAAAATCTTCGGGGGGCAGAAGTTACCTACGGTGGTGACAGAGCAAGAATATAATCAGCTCCAACAGCAGGGCAATCAGCAGAATCAACGCCAAGCATCCCCAGGCAGGAAGCAGCCCCCGCCTAGGATGCCTCGTTCTAAGCCCGGCGAAACATGGGAAAAGGTGCGGTAATGCCTATACTCTTCGGCGACCCCAGGGGAACAGGCGCGTTGGACCCAACTCGACGGGGTAGGGTGGAAGAGCAGAAAGGGGAGCCTCCTATCCCCAAAGAAGAGCCCAAAGCTGCCCCAATGGAAGACCTCAAGCAGCTTGGCTATTCCTTCTCCAAACATAAAATAAGAGCGGAGTATAAGGATGAAGAAGGTAGACTTTGGGGAGAAATTAGGGTCGGTGAAAACAAGCGGTATATTCCTATTAGGGATGTTTATCGCCACGGGCCATCTGGTAAAGAGTACGCTGTCGCGGATAATGGAACGGTTTTCAGCTACCCTACAGAAGAGGAAGAGAAAGAAGGGTCGATCTGGACCACGCTTTTAGATGTTATAGGGAGGATTGGAGGCGCGCAGGAGAGTACAAAATGGGAAGGGTTGAAAGAGGGTGTGGACTTCTCTGATGTAGAGGCTCTGCTTGGTGATCCGAGGTTGAAAGCTATGTATGGGGGTGCGAAGGGGTTTATTAAGGGGATTACCTCAGAGTACGGAAAGGAAGCTACTACCTTCTCCGACTTTTTTAAGTCTGTGTCTGGGCAGAACATTCAGACTTACATGGATAAGTTGGCAGAGCAGCAGATTGAGGGAGGAGGGTTTGCCGGAGAGCATGGAGTGGAGTTGGGGAGTGGAAAGTGGGAGAAACCTACTCAGGCAGACAGAGAGAAAGCAGCACAGTTCATCAGAGAGCATGGGAAGACGGTTGTAGATATGGTGATGGATCTGGGGACTGCCTACGGGATAGGCTCTACACTTCCTAAGCTGCGAATGGGTAAGGATTTTCTTTTCGAAGTAGGCAAGGAAGATGAGGCGGCAGAGCTTGGAGCTGCCCTTTCTAAAGAGCGTGAGAATCTTATATCTACCCTAAAGGTCGCCCGAGACAGTAAGAAGTTGAGGGAGGCAGGCGAGCAGTACAGAAAGAATGTTGATAATGTTGTTAGACAGGCAGTGAAAAGGGCGAAGAAGGAATCTCCTACCTTTGAGGCGACAAAGGATGTGGCTGAGACCTCAGAGGATGCTATTCGTAGGGGGGTTGATAGTGATGCGGTTAAATATGAGGAGCTTGCCGCAGAAGATGAACTCAGCGCGATTGCGGCTAGGCAGAATGACCCCGCTGGAAGATTTGCTCAGTTAGAGAAGCAGTTTCCTGCCGAAGAGCAGGAAGTTGACTTCATGGCTAAGCTAAGGAAGATAGCTGAGGAGGAGAAGGCTGCGAAGGCGACTCCAGAGGCAAAGCCCAAACCCAAGGAAAGAAAGCTAACCCCGGCGATGAAGGCTAAACTGGAAGCTGATCGTCAAATGGATGAATTTCTCAATAAGCAGGCGCGGGGGAAGGTTAGTGATGAATGGGATGGCTTTCAGATAAGAGAAGCGCCAGATATAAACTTCGAAAGTAGTGGGTTGCAGACTGCCTATGAGACTATAGCGAAGCAGGCTAAGAAGTTGTTTGGAACCGAGCGTGTGAAAATGAAACACTTGGTTGAGCAGTCGGAAGATGTGTTTCCACTCGTGAAAGAGATGTTTGATGAAGCCTATTCCAGAACTATGTACAATCTTAACCTGCGCAGGGTGATAGGGGAAGAGGCGCAGATAAAGGGGTTTCGACTTACAAGGAAGTCAAAGGGGCACAACTGGAAGCTCACTAGGAAGGGGACGGCTAGGACGGAGGAGTTTAAGAATCTGAATGAAGTGGCGAAGCGGTTGGGGCTGGGAGACGATGCACAGAAATATGCTGATGAAGTGGCCAAGTTCCAAATTGACATTGAGGCTCATGAAGCCGCAAAGCTCTTCAATGAGTGGGCGTTCCCTGAGGGCGTGCAGAATCTAAATATACGCCGTCTAAAGAAGGGCGTAGATAAGCTGCAAAAGCGGCTGGAGAAGCCGAGTAAGAAGGGCCTTCACTTTTTTGATTATAATATCTGGAGTCCAGAGGCTGTGTTGGGGCGCACCCCCACAGGGAAGAAATTCTTCAATACTTTGAGAAACGCCAGGGACGATGCGGATATAATGATTGGGACGGACTACAGCCGTCTTCTGAAGGCTTTGGATAGGAACGGTATAAGTGACAATAACCAAGAGATTCTTGGGCAGATTCGAAGGGCACTTGATAAAGGGGAGATGCCTACGAATAGGAAGGCGCAGAAGGCTGCGTTGGAGATTAGAAGGCTGTTGGATGATATTTATGGGAGGGCGAGGGGAGCTAACATTAAGACGGCTGAATATAGAGGCGACTACTATCCTCATGTCTTTCTCAGTAAGGATGCCCTAAAGCGCGGCCCGAAGAGGAAGGAAGTCTTAGAGGCGTCGGTTGCTGAGGGCAAGTTCAAAAGCATGAAAGAAGCTGAGGATGCCTTGGACGGCTTCATAGCCCGCCTTGAGGGGAATAAAACCGACGATCGTTTTATTAAGTGGCTGGCTAGAAAAAATGGAATGAGTTTGCAGGAGGCGCGGAGGTATTATGAGAATCAGATGGCTAAATACTATTCCCCTGAGAGTGGATCGCTTGTCAATCGGCGCGTAGCGGACATTCCCTGGTACGACAGAAATCCCCTTGCTGCCCTGGGCCACTACATAGGAGCTGCGAATAGGCATATATCCAATTCTAAGCATGGACTGACTTCTGGCTCTTGGCGAAAGCGTATGTTGGATAGGATTGAGGCCGAGGGAGGGAATGTTTACAATGCAGATATGCTATTGAAGAAATATGTTCGACCTTGGGATTACACTAATAAGAGTAGGGCGATTCGGTTTGCTCTAGGGTACAACGCAGTGACTAAGTTGAATCCCTTGACCTCCTTGTTGAATATGTCTCAAAACCTAGCCACTACCCTCAGAACAGATATGCGTTCTATGGTTCGCGGCGTGCTCAAAATGGACCCGAATTATGGGCGGGAAGTTGGGGCGATTTCACAGCGTACCTTGGGAGATATTTCTGAACTCCACGCAGGACGGGGTAAGTTGGCTTCTAAATACATGGGGGCGATTGGGTTCAAAACCTCTGAGAAAATCCTACGGACTATGGCTGCCAACGCTGGTAGAGAGTATGCTCAGCGTATGGCGAGGATGCTTTTGGACGGAAAGGCAGTGAAGAAGGCTAGTCGGCAGTTAAGGAGTATAGGGTTGGACCCCGATGAAATTATGAAGCGGGGGCGTCTGACCGAGGAAGAAATGAAAAGGGCTGCGAAGCAGGTATCCGATCAGACACAGTTTAGGGGGGATGTTTTGGATCTTCCCACGGGCTGGGTTGGGCCGTATGGGAGGCTGCTTACGCAGTTTAATACATTTATTTATAGACAGGCCAAGCTCATTAAAGACCAAGTGTTTAAGGAGGCGGCAAGGGGTAACTTTCGTCCATTGATCTTTTTAGGGAGTGCATATCCTGCCGCTGGTGTCACCTACGATACGCTTGTGAATCAGGTTCTACTTGGAAAAGATGCCCCTGAGGGGGCGTTAGATTGGTATTTCCGTGGTCTTACTGCTATTGGTGGCCTTGGGATGTTAGATTCTATAATGACTAGCATGAAATATGGGAAGACCTCCATGTATGAGCAAGTAGCAGGGCCGTCTGTTTCCGAGGCGGTGGATGCGGCACAGGCTACTTATAGGATATTGAACGGCGATGATCCTACCCCATGGAAGACGATGAAGAAAGCGGTGATGCGTCGGACTCCCTTCCTTTCTCCTTGGGGCCGTCGCCTCGCCCGAGAGGATCGAGGAGGATTTCAGGGTTATGAAGGTTTTGAGGGATTTGAGGAGTTTGGTTCCTATTAGTGTCAAAGGGCCAGAGGCGGTTATCATATCTATAGAGGAGATCAGCAACTAGGGCTTTGGTAAGAATGTCTGTATTCATCTCTAACCTCCAAAGAATTGTTGTTCTGTTACGCCAGGTTTTAGTGAGATATATTCCTTCCCATTCGAATCCCGTAATAGTTCAATCACCTCCATTTTCAGCAGCGTATGGACGGCGATATTGTAGGAAGCCTCGTCTATATCCCTCCACATCCATAACAGGATTTCTTTCTTATACACCTCTCCTTTCTTTAGGACAAAGTTGAATATCTGCTCAACTACGGTTGAGTAGCGCGCTTGGCCCAGGGCTTTGAAAGCTCTGGGCATTTTGCGTTCTGTGTGCTCTAATATTTGCTTCGCTCTGTCGAAGTGCTTTGCTTCGATTATTAGCGCGCTGGATTCGCTTACAGAGCAAACAAGAGCTAGCTTGCGAAGCAGCGTAGCGCGTGTTGCACAATATCCAGCAAAGCGTGGATCAGCGATAGCAAGATCACCCTCCCTATACGCCCTATCATGTTCTTCATACCAACTTACATAACGCTGCCAGGCTTCGTCCGTGAACTTAGCAGGGCCGGTGAGAAGTCCGATGGTTTGGAGGTCATTGATTAGCTTTTCTTGGAGGGTTTCGTCTACTGTGGGGGTGCTCTTCGTCCTTTTATCTTCCTCTACAACCCAAATAATACGTCTTGTAAAGCCTCCACCCACAGCAGGATCAGGGAGCATGGAACGAATCCAGTCGGGGGCAGTGGCGGCGAGGATGTTGAAGTAGGCTCCTTGGACATAATCAGTTCCTGAGTTTTTAGTGTCATATACCCAGGTGTCTGGGCAGTCATATAGGTCCGTAAGGCGGGCTAGGAGGTCTACATTCTTTTCCCTAAGGAAAACTTGAAGTTCGGGGGAGATGAAGGTTACGGCACATTGGAACTTGATAAGTCCGTCATAGGGGTCAGAGAAGGTTTCTAATGCTCCTTTTAATCTTTGGGACAGCTTCTCCATTGTAATCGCGCCGGTCATGGTCTTCACATCGGCTTTCTCTATGATCGGCCTAATCAAATCAATAGCTGTTCCTTTCCTGGCCCATCCCGCAGGGCCTACTAGGACAGTATAAAAGTTGGAGTAGATATGTTGGTGCCCAGATACAATATAAACTTTTCTCTCTAAAGCCGCAGCGATTGCGGATATGGCGCACCATATATGATATGTAGATTTAGGTTCCGTCTCTTTTGTATATTCCAAGTAGGCACTAATGAAATCGGAAAGGATACGTTGGGCCATACATTACTCCAAGGCATCTAATAGCTCCTGAATCTTCGCCGGGCTGTTTTCCTCGCGTGACGCTTCCTTCATATCCCTCCAATTGTAGCCTAGCTTGAAGTCTGTCCCTAATCTGAAAGTGCGTCCGTGGTAGGTTAGTTCAGGGTCTAAACACTTGCAGATTTCTTCGATGGCTTGGGATAAACCAGAGGCTTGGAGTGCTAAGGGTAATTGGAGGATGAGAGAATCGTGGCTGTTTATGAGAATCTCTGCGTCCTTTAGTGATTCTTCGGGGCTGTGGTATACGTCTATCATTCCGTAGTTTACAACCCATCCTACTGTGCTTTGGGGCATGTAGTCGTAGGCAGAATTTAGGAGTTGATTACTGTAGGGTTGAAGAAAGCGTCTTTTGTGGCCGAAGAGATTAGTAAGGGTGCGATCCTTAGAGAGCCGCTGCTCGACGAAGGTGTAGTAGTTGTTGGCGATGCCGGGGTAGGCCAAGTGGTATCCCCTTACTATCTTCTCTGCGTCCGCGAGGGGGATTTCATTAGTAAGGGCGAATTTCTCAGCTTGCATCCCATAGTTTAGTCCGTGGTTGGACTTCTTCCCCGCCTGGCGACAGGTCATGGCCCTAGGGAGGAAGGCGGCGACTTTCTCAATTTCGGGAATAAGCTCCGATCTCTTTCGTTGAATTTCGTACGTGTCGGTTTCGTGTTTTAGAAGGTCGTGTTCCCTCTTAACTAGCTCTAGGGGGACTCCGGTGATCAATTCCGCCGTCCGGGCGTGGGCGTCCAATCCTTTTTCGTGAACCTCCATCATCCTAGCGTCATTGGCTAGAAAGGCGGTTACGACCCATTCTGCCTGGCGTTTGTCTACTTCTAGTAGAATACAGCCGGGATCAGGAACGATAAACTGCCGAAAGGCTGGAGGAATGTTTTGCATATTCATTCCAGTTCCAAAGATAGTCTCTGAGGATGACAGCCTTCCTGTGGTGGTCCCTCTAGGGTTGTAAGAACAGCGGAAGCGGTTGTCGTGGTCGAGGGTGATGGAGAAGTAAGTAGAGAGGAGTTTCTTTAGGCGGCGGATTTGAATAACTAAGCTAGCTTCGGGCATTGGCTTTCTAGTAGCTGTGCCCTTGGCTAGCCTCGCCATTGCTTTTTCGTCTGTGGTTACTTTGCCTTTATTAGTGAAGGGTCTGATTCCCTTGTAAGTATAGAAGTAGTTTTGGCATTGTTGATGGCTGCGAACGTTAAGGTGGAAGCCGATCATTGAATCTAATTTTTCTTGGAGATTTCCAACCTCCTCTTCTACGTCCTTTTGGGCTTCGGCTAGCTTTTCTGTATCAACTCTAACGCCGCGGATCATCATAGCGGATAGGACAGGGTAGAGGCGCATTGTGTCTTCGTACTGCTTACGGTAGCCTTGCTCATCTAGCTCTTGGTCTAGCTGATTCATACACTCAATGGCTGTGGCTGAATCCTGACAGTTATAGCGTCTGTGCTGCTCAGAGCCTCCTAGCTTGGACACTCCCTTTCCTGTGTAAACCTTTCCGTCG